CGCCGGAGAGCTGCATCAGGTCCAAGTTGCGCCACACAGTCAGCGGGTGCACCACCGGCCCCTGACGCTTGCACAGCACGCTGCTGTCATCCCCCTGACGCGCCACATCCAAACCCCAAACGCCCGCCGTGTCCTCGTGCACCTTCACCTCGTTGTTAAACGCGTGCTCGACCAACGCGACCGGGATCACCGTGTCCTCCTCAGACGGCGGGAAGTTGCCCAAGACGCGCACATGGAACGCGGGGCTGTCCTCACCATACCGGCGCTCCATATCCTTGACGAAATCCTCTGACACGCGCGGGCTGTCGACGCAGGAGACGTGCATCGTGTACCAGTCATCGCGCAGCCGATTGTGCGTCTCGTAAAAAAAGCCAGTATTACGCGTCGGGTTGCCCGTCAGCACCGTCGTGGCGCTGTGGCCGGACATCGAGCCAGATGCAGCCTCAAAAACGGCCTCCGGGATACCGCTGGCCTCATCCGCCAGTAGCAACACATTCTCGCTGTGAACCCCGGCCAAGGCTTCCGGCTGCTCGGACCTCGACGTCCTACACGAAATAAACGTGCTTTCAGGCGCGCTCTTGAGCTCAATCCGATCCGACTTGATCTCCAGCAAATTGTTGAACGGAGGCTTCAGGCGCTTGGCGACGTTCTTCATCTCCGCGAAACACGCGTCAAACAGCTGCGCGGACGTGGGGGCCGTGACCACCGTCTTGCTCGGGTAGCGCATCAAGACGTGCCAGATGGCCGCCATTGCGACGCCCGTGGACTTGCCGACGCCGTGGCCAGATCTAACAGATACGCGGCGCACCGCTGGGGCGGCAATCGCATCCAACAGCTCAACCTGCCACTCGTCGGGCTCTATGCCAATGACCTCCTGCGAGAAGCGCACCGGGTCGTCGCGGTATCTGCGCATCAGCTTCAGAAACGGGTTATCTTGGGGGCTGGGGGCGTTCATGTGTTAACACTCCTGTGGCGTGAATTTGTGGAAAATTTTTGAGTGGGTGCGTGAAGGGGACATTGATATTTGCGCCCGCCCGAGATCTGAGAGGGGGGGGTCAAAACGCGGATCTCGGCAGCGATTTGGCGTCGGAGCGGGCGAAAGTGTCATAATGTGTATTATGTAAAATCTTTTTCCGTTGCAACTCAGCGACTTAGCTATTTTGCCCTGCTTATGCCTTACTTTTGCCACATTTGCACGCCCGAAAGTGCCCAATTGTGGCACATTGTTGACGGATCGGCGCGATGATGTCACGCGCGCACGCGCACGCTTCGCTGCGTCGATGTGCGTTTTCGCGCTCAATCGTCATCCTCCACCTCGACTGCCTCGCCCTCGATGACGTCGCCGCCAACGCTGTTGAGCAGCTGCGCTGCCTGCGCGTGCAGGTCATTGACGCTGATATTGATCGCGACGTCACGCTGCCTTGTGTCATACTCGGGCGACGCTTTCGCCGCCTTCCACTTCAGCACGTCGACCGCCAGCTTCGCGCTGTTCACGCTCGCCTCGTGCTGGTGGATCTCGTCTGCAATCTTCTGAGCCTGTGACGCGTAGTAGTGACCGGCCATCTGCTTGGCCTCGTCGTAGCGCTGAGCTCTGCCCTCGCCGGACGCGACCCACTTATGAAACAGGTTCCAGCCCACATCGTAATGAGCGATCACGTCGGACGCGTTCTTGCCCGCCGCGATCATGCCGAAGATCTCGTCCTCTCCGGCAGCTTCCAGCGCTGCCATCTTAGCCTTGCCAATTGCACCCATGTCTAAACGTCTCCTCTCAAAACGGTATTTCGTCGCCCAGCTCGACGTCAAACGTGCTGTTCGCTGGACCGATGCACCGCGCCACCTTTGCCTCTGGAAACTGCTTCAGCGTCTCCGCGATGAACTCGCTACTAAAGTTATTCCCGAGCACGATTGCTGCGTCGATCATATCATACACCAACCACTCTGGATGTTCACGCCTTATGCCGGCCGCGTCATGCAGCGCTATGCACACGATGTTGCCGCTGGCAATCTCGATGCAGTATGCGTGACGACCCACCGGATGATGCCCGTTAGCCTCCGCCTCTGCCTCCAGCACGTCCCAAGCGCGTATCAGCTGCGTCGCGATCTGGTTGACCGCCACGACGTCATCATCTTCCACCTTCGCCCTCAGCGCGTCATACGCCGCCTCAAAACGTCCAGCGAGCTCAGGGCTCACGAGACCCGGCAGACTGTCACCCCACTTCAACGTCTTCTCCCGCGCCTTGCGATCGAGCGGAGCCAGCTGACCATCTACCTGCCTCGAAATCGGTTTGCTCTGCGTGCCAGTCTCAAACGTGCCACGGTCTTTGCGCGCCTTCGCATATCCCGCCTTTGCTTTCCCACTCACCTTAGTTGCCATGATACTACTCCCCCTTCATTGCTAATGTTAACCACACCCAATTCAAAACGCCACCACACACCACACCACACCACGCTATACAATAGCGGGTGGTGGTGTGGAACGTGAAATGGCCTTATTCTCCACACTCTCCACACCTCCCCACACCACAAGTGTGGTAAGTGTGGAAGTATTAATGCAACAGCTCCGCACCACTGCGCACCTCCACCATCTGGCCGTCGAGGCGCACCAATGCGTGCTCCAAGCACTGCATGGTTGCCACGATAACTTCCTGCACGCGCATCCGCTCCTCGACGGTGCGCGGCTGCATGAGGCCGGGTTCAAAGTCGATGGCGCAGGCTCTGAATATGTCGGACCAGTAGACCGCCATGATGAGATCCTCGTCCTCGAGATCCATTGCCGCCTTGTCATCGAATTCCGTCACAGGCCGGCCTCCTCCCCTGTGATCCACGTCCCCACGACCACCACCGGCACTTCACGCCCCGTGCGCTGGTCCTTCTCACGCTCGATGCGCAGCACGTCTGTCTCGATCCACTTCTTGACGATTGCGTTGACCTTGGCCTTTTCGTGCTTCTTGTCCACGTCCAGCCCGAGCACTTCGGCCACGATGTTGCCGACCCACTGCTTTGCCTGCGGGTTCTGGCGCATAAACTCGCCGCGCTGGGCGCACTGCCCGACGTCACGCTGCACCTTCATCGCGTCCTTAGCGCTCACCCCGTCGAAAAGGTCAGGCATAGAAAACTGCTCAGCCACACCCACATATTCTTTGTTTGGCAGCTGCACGCCGACCATGCGCCTGTACACTGCCTTCGCTGCCGGCGGAGCCATGTTAGACTTGCCGTCGTCGACACGGAAGATGCCCAGCGCCTCGGTCTCCGACACGCCCAGCTTGAGCGCATCCTCCATAGAAACGCGATTTATGACGCGCGCTGCGCGGGCTGCGCCGATAAGGCTGCCTGCTCCCCGTATGCTGTCGACCGTGGCGTCATCTCCGTTGCCCTTGCGTATGTGGTGTACGAGGGATGCCGCACAGTCTGTAACGTCACACACGGCACGCACAGCCCCGACGGCGGCGTTCATTGCGACGTTGTCGTTCTCTCCCACGGCTGTAGCAGCAACCCAAGGATCTATACTGACCAAACCGATTGCGTTTTCCGAAATTTTGGCCGTCAGATAGTCGACCAGCGCGTCGTCGACGGTGATGCCCTCGCGATCCTGTCTGGCGAAGATTATGTTCATGTCGCGACCCGCATCCAGAAACAACTTACCCCGGATTTCGTCTGCCGTGACGCTATAGTGCATCATCGCCGCCGCGACCCTGCGCTGAAGCTCCTCGAGCGGATCTTCGAGGTTGATAATCCACACGTTGCACTGCTCGTGCACGGGCTCACCGAGCAGCGGCCTGCCGGTGCAAATTGCCAGCGCCTCCACGATCTGCATGGACGTCTTGCCCACGCCGCCTGCCGATGCCAACACGGACACGTTTGACCGGATGTAATGCTGGCCGTAAATCCAGCGGCGCGCCGGGATCGACGCCGGGTCGATTGGATCGTATGGCGTCGGGTAGCTGCGCTCGGACTGCGCGATCTCGGCCTGCACCTGCGCGACCGGCTTGGCCAGCGCCAATGCCTCACGCAATTTTTGCGCCCCAGCCTCACGAATGTAGTCGTTGGCGTCTTTCACGCCGTCGACGCCCAGCATGTCGAAGCGCACGACGTGCACGTCCGTGCTGCCGTCGCCGCGCAGCACGTCGGCCACCGCATCCACGTCTAGATCGGGGTCGGCGCAGATCGTCACGTCGGATGCGCGCGGCACCGGGTATGTTGACATGCCAGCCTTGCCAAACGTGCACACGACTGTCGCCTCGTCTCCGACCGCTTGGTAGACGCTGAGCGCATCCTCTGGCCCCTCGGCCATGATGATGACGCCGCCCTCGTGCTCGTCTCCGATCCGCATTACGTTGCCTGCGATCACGCCGCGGCTGTATTTGCTGATCCCGTTGTGCTCTCGCTTCTGGCCCTCGGCTGTGAGCAGCACGCTCTGCACGCCGCACACTTCTCCGCTTGGACTTAGCGCGGGAAACATGATCGCGGGGCCGTCGTATATATTCGGGTTAAACCGCGCCGCATGCGAGGCTGTACTGGCTCTCAGACCCCGCGAGTTGAGGTAGAGCAGCGCCGGACGCACGGCGTCGACGTTGTCACGCGAAATTGTGACGCCCCGCTCCCAGATCTCGCGCGCCTTGCGCATCTTGTCCGCGCGGCTTTCGTCGTCACGCGCCAGCACCTCCTTGGCGGCCAAGCGCGTCATCAGACGCTCGAACTCTGACGGCGTGTATGGCAGCGCGTCGGAGTTTTCGAGCTCCTTTGGGCTGTCGCCGCCGCGCTTAAATCCGCTGCCGATTGTCGCCTTGATCTCGTGATCTTGCAGGCCCATGTTCTTGGCCGCGCTGTGCAGCTCCATTAGTGCCGCGTCTAGGTTCGCCGGCGCCATGTGCGCGTGGCGGCCTAAGCTGAATGCGGCCTTGTTTAAAATTTCGTTGCGGCTTCCCTTGATTGCACCG